TTGAGGAGTTTGAAGAGTCTGTAAATAATTTAGTAAAAGTAGATTTAGAGCAAAATCAGTTTGACTCAATTATTGCTTGGACATTCAATTTAGGTGCATCAAACTTATCTGCGAGTACACTTTTGCAAAAAATTAATAACAAAGAGTGGGATGAGGTACCAGAACAAATAAAACGCTGGAATAAAGCAACAGTAAATGGTGAAAAGCAAGTATTAGAAGGTCTTGTAAGAAGAAGAGAAGCAGAGGCGTTGCTTTTTGAAGGTAAGGATTGGACTGAGGTATAGATGCCTTTACAAAAAACAATATTCAGACCAGGCATAAACAGAGAGGGTACTGCTTATGATAACGAGGGGGGTTGGTTTGATTGTAATCTTGTTAGATTTAGAAAAGGAAGGCCTGAGAAGTTTGGTGGTTGGGAAAAAATTACATCATCAACTTATTTAGGAACAGCGAGAGCACTACATAGTTTTATATCTTTAGGCGGCACAAAATATTTAGGTATAGGAACTCATCTAAAATACTATATTGAAAGCGGTACAGTATTTAATGATATTACGCCAATACGGTCAACTACATCTGCAGGAGATGTAACTTTTTCCGCGACAAATGGTGATGCAACTATAACCGTAGCAGACACCTCACACGGGGCTGTAAAAAATGATTTTGTAACATTTAGTGGAGCATCTAGCCTAGGTGGTAATATAACAGCTGCCGTATTAAATCAAGAGTATCAAATAGCAACTATAGTAAATGATAATTCCTACACGATAGAGGCTAAAGACACATCTGGTGCAACCGTGACTGCAAACGCTTCAGACAGTGGTAACGGTGGATCTTCTGTCGTTGGTGCTTACCAAATTAATGTAGGCCTTGATGTTTACATACCTGGAACAGGTTGGGGTATTAATGGTTGGGGAGAGGGTACTTTTGGTAGCACAAGTGCTTTAGATGCTAATAATCAGCTTCGTATTTGGACACATGACAACTATGGAGAAGATTTAATAATAAATCCTAGAGCAGGTGGTATTTTTAAATGGACTGAAAATAATAGTGTAAGTTCAAGAGCTGTAGAGTTGTCAAATATATCAGGAGCAAATTTAGTGCCGACAGTCGGATTACAAGTAATTACGTCTGAAGTAGATAGACATTTAATAGTATTAGGAGCCGATCCAATCTCAGGAACCTCTAGAACAGGTGTTATTGATCCTATGTTAATTGCTTTTAGTGATCAAGAAAACGAATTAGAATTTGAACCCTTATCAACTAATACAGCTGGCTCTTTAAGATTATCATCTGGCTCTTCAATAATAGGTGGTGTAAAAACAAGACAAGAAGTTTTAATTTGGACTGATACCGCTTTATATAGTATGCAGTTTGTAGGGCCACCATTTACATTTGCGGTAAATCTCATAAACGAAGGTACAGGATTGGTTGGACCAAAAGCAGCAGTAACTACACCATCTGCGGTATATTTTATGAGTTACAATAATTTTTATTATTATAACGGCTCAGTTAATACATTACCTTGCTCGGTACAAAATTATGTGTTTGGCGACATTAATTTAATACAATCATTTAAAATACATGCTTTTACTATAAAAGATAAAAACGAGGTTGGTTGGTTTTATTGTTCAAGCTCTTCTTCAGAAATAGATAGATACGTAATATATAACTATTCTGAAGATTTATGGTTTTACGGAGAATTAGTTAGAACAGCTTGGTTAGATGCAGGAACAGAAAATTATCCAAGAGCAACAGGATCAAATTTACTATATAAACATGAAACTGGTTTTGATGATGATGGTTCTCCTATGACTGGTGTTTTTATTGAAAGTAGTGACTTTGATTTAGATGATGGTGAAAAGTTTGCTTTTGCAAGAAGAATAATACCTGACTTTAAATTTATATCTGATCCCAATAACGGCTCTGTAAATGTAGTTGTTAAAACAAGAAATTTTCCAGGGGATAGTTTGTCTACAAATTCTACTAATGAAATAAGTGCTACTACCCAACAATCGCATATTAGAGCTAGAGCTAGACAAATGGCCTTACGTATTGAAAGTAATGATGATGCTACAAACAACGGTAATTTATCGATAGGATGGCGTTTAGGAGCGACAAGGATAGATATAAAAACTGACGGTAAAAGATGAGTAAGTTATTACAGACTCAGCTTCCGATAGCACAAACGGAGGTAACACCAGCTACATTTAACCGCTTAATTAGATTACTTGAAATAAATTTAGGTTCAGTTGACCTAGACAATACGCGTCAAGTAAGCGAAAATGAGATAAATACTATTAATTTTAATGCTGGTAGTATTATTTGGAATACAACATTAGAAGTATTACAGGTATATACTGGTAATAAATGGGTAGATATTGGTACAAGACTTGTAGATGATGGTCTAGAAGCAACAAGTGCAGTAGGTAAGGTAACTGTTAGAAATAATGGTGCTACGTCTATAAAACTTGCTAATTTTGGTAAATAATAGATACTTTAGGTATCTACAAACAACTTAGTAAAAGCTATGGAAGATAACGTACAAAAATTAGCAGACGCAGGACAATTAGAGGATTCATTAATAATACATGCAGCACCAGGCGAAATGGTGGTGCCTCCTGTTATATCTGAACAAACACAACAAATGATCAACCAAGATATGCAGTCCGTAGGATTAAATCCTGCTGAGTATATTGTTGGACAAGGATCTATGAACAATTTAACTGGTTTACAAGAATTTGGGTTCTTATCTAAATTATTTAAAAAAGTTAAAAAGGTAGTAAAAAAAGTAGCACCAATTGCAGGGGCATTATTAATACCTGGAGTTGGCGGTGCTTTAGGAAAAGGTTTAAGTGCAGTGGGTTCAAAATTAGGAATTAAAGCAGGACTTGGATCAAAATTATTAGGTGGTAAAGGTATACTTGACACGGCTACGGCTGTAAGAGGAGGTCTAGCTGGTTTTGGTAGAAATTTATTTGGGGGTAATCAACCTACACAACAAACCATTCAACAAGGGGATACTTTAACTAGTATTGCTGCAGCAAATAATGTATCTGTAGATCAACTTTTACAAGCAAATCCATCAATAACAGATCCAAACGCGATCGTGGCTGGTGATACTATAGCTATACCAGGAGTAAATGTAGCATTAGAAAGAGGACCTTTAAATATGCCTTTTGGACCAATGTTAAGAAAAAGATTTTTAGGTGATGACTCACAACCTATATTTGGACAACAAACAGGCACACAAACTGGCAGTGGTCTAGGCTTGGGTGGCGTTGGCAATTTAGCACTTTTGTTTGGCTTAGCTACCAAAAAAGCCGCAGAAAAAACAGAAGGTGGTTTACGTGACGTACGGTTATCTACTAGACCAGATCTTATGCCACAACAAGTATTTCAAGGTTTTGATGTTGGTGTAAGACCAGGCATGTCTTATGGTGGTGGTATGGGATTTCGTGAATTAGATATGCGTATGGGTGGCCCGTCTGAGGGACCTGGTACCGAAACAAGTGATGATATACCAGCTATGTTAAGTGATGGTGAATTTGTTATGACTGCAGCTGCAAACAAAGGGTTAGGTGGATTTAAAATAGAAAAAAACAAAGATAGTCTAACTATTTTCCCAACAGGTAAACCAGACAGAGAACAAGGATTTAAAAACAACGATAAGTTAATGAAATTTTTTGAAGATTATCAGGAAATGATGAGTTAATTATGGCATTTTTAAAAAGAATATTTAGAAATAGAGGTTTAGTAGAAAATTTATCAAGAGATCCTGTAGCTCGTATTGAGCCTATCGCATCACCAATAAGACCACCAAGACCACCGTTTCCTATACCGCAAGCTCCTGTTTTACCAATCGAACCCTTGCCAATCGAGGAGCCGCGACTACCATTTGAAAGACCACCACTTAGATCACCAAGAGATGATTTTTTTTCCGTACAAAGATTAGATAATATACCTGAGATTGAAACAATAATACCACCTGTTATACCACCACAACCACCAACAATAATAAGTGGTCCAGATCTAGACGCACCATCAAGACAAATATTAGGTAAAGATGCACAAGGCAATATAATTGAAGGAGATATTATAGAACCAATTAAAGTTCCGCCATTAATTCAACAATTAAGACCACCTATGTTACCGCCTCCGCTAGAAGATTTTGGATTTGGACCAGGTATAAGACCAACAGAAATACGTGATGAGCAAGGTAACATAATTGTTGGTTCAGCAGGTGTAACTCCACCCGTTATAACTTCACCAGTTGTCCCCCCTGTTATAACTGAATCTGTTATAACTCCAGACCCAATTATTGAACCTATAGTAACACCAGACCCAGTTATTAAATCTGCCCCTACTACGCCAGCTGCAGTGGCGAGTGATGTGGGGGCAGTCCCCGTAACAACCATACCGCAAGATGTCAGAGGCCAAGTTGATCCTGTTTTAGCACAACAAGATACACAAGAAATATTAACCGATCCCCTGTTGAGAGCTTTGTATTTTGGTACTGCAGATCAACCTGGCTTCATTAATCAGTTACAACAAGCTACGGCCAATCTTATTGGTAGTGATGTACCGCTACAGCAAACAGCAGG